AGCCCGCCATCGCCGACCACGACCCGGCCAAGGGTGAGACTGACATCCTGGGCCGGGTGCCCGGCGAGTTCATGGCGTCCGCGCAGGGCCGCACCACGGCCGAGTGGGAAGCGACGAAGGTCCGGCAGTCCGCGAGGAACTGGAACGCCATGTATCAGGGCCGCCCGTCGGCGGCGTCGGGGAACATCCTCCACCGCGAGCACTGGCAGTACTACGACGCCCCGCTGTGGACCGTGAAGGATGACGGGACGCGGTGGTGCACCGGCGACGGCGACGTCCTCATCCAGTCGTGGGACATGACGTTCAAGTCCACTCAGGCCAGCGACTACGTGGTCGGTCAGGTGTGGCTCAAGCGCGGACCCAACGCCTACCTGCTCGATCAGACGCGGCGGCGGATGACGTTCACCGAATCCGTCAAGGCGGTGAAGGCACTGTCGGCCCGGTGGCCGCAGACCAACACGAAACTGATTGAGGAGAAAGCCAACGGCGCCGCCGTCCTCGACGTGCTGCGGTCCAAGATGCCGGGCCTGACGCCGATCACCCCGAAAGAGTCGAAGGAAGCGCGGGCGTCCGCAGTGGCGTGGGCCATTGAGGCACACAACGTCTACCTGCCGTCCGCGGATCTCGCGCCATGGGTGGATGACCTCGTCGAAGAGGCCGCGGCTTTCCCGAACGGCGCCCACGACGACCAGGTCGACACCCTCACGCAAGCCCTGAACCGGCTCATGGTCAACGGCGGCGACGGTGCCGCGTGGCTGGAGTACATGCGCCGCAAAGCGGCAGCCACCAACCAACCCGAGCAGGGAGGACAGAATGCCATCACGTCGCGCGTCGGCCCCGGTAACCGCCCTGTCCGATCAGAACGCCCCGTCGGATATAACAACCTCCACTGAGGTGGTCAAGGCCGTGGACCAGGCCATGCTCGACGTGGCCACGGCGTCCGCCAAAGTCCAAGGTGAAACCCTCGCCGGACCGTTCGCGCCCGGCATCCCCCTGACCCCGTTCGACGGTGTCTCCGGGCTGCCCCGCGCGTGGAACTTCCCGACCGGGTACAACATCAAGTCCCGCGCCGACCGTGACGGGCGCATCGACTTCCAGCTGCTCAAGGCACTCACGGACACGTACGACGTGGCCAGCATGTGCATCAATCACCGCATCGACGACGTCCGCTCACTCAGCTGGTCCGTCCGCTCGGCTGACTGGGTGGAGTTGGATAACCCTGCGGAGATCGCCGCCGCGAACAAGGCGCTGCGCCGTCCCGACGGCGTGACCCCGTTCCGGTCGTGGGTGGCCATGTACCTGCAGGACGTCCTCCGCTACGACGCCGGGTGCCTGTACCGGCGCCGGAACATGATCGGCCAGGTGTGCGCCCTCGAAGTCGTCTCCGGCATGACCATTGCCCCGGTGCTGGACTACTACGGCCGCCGGCCGCACGCCCCCGCCCCCGCCTACGTCCAGTACATTGACGGCCAGCCGTGGGAATGGCTGACCGAAGATGACCTGGTCTATGTCCCGTTCCGGCCGCAGCCTGACAGCCCCTACGGCATGGCGCCGCTGGAGGCCGTGCTGCTGACCGCGAACACGCACATGCGGTTCCAGAAGCACTACCTTGACTGGTTCACCGAGGGCAACATCCCGGAAGGGTTCGCGACCGCGCCGGACAGCATCACCACGCCCGACCAGCTGGAGGAGTGGGAAGCGTACTGGGACGCGATGAACACGGACGCCCGTGTGAAGCACAAGATGAAGATGATGCCGCACGGCACCACCCTTGAGTTCCCGCAGGAGAAGACGTTCGACCCGCAGTTCCCGCTGTACCTCATGCGGATCGTGTGCGCCGCCTACCATGTGACCCCGAATGACCTGGGGTTCACCGACGACGTGAACCGGGCGACCGGTGACACGCAGGTCGACGTGCAGTTCCGCATCGGCACGCTGCCTCTGATCCGGCACCTTGAGGACATCCTGACGTCGTACCTGCAGGATGACCTTGGGCTGTCCGTGGTGTTCGAGTTCGACACCGGGCAGGAGACCGAGGACCGGGTAGCTACCGCTCAGGCGGACCAGATCTACATTCAGAACGGCGTCATCTCGGTGGATGAGGTCCGCGAGCGTGAGTACGGGCTGGCCACGGACGCCGAGCGTCCCACGCCGCGGTTCATCTTCTCCGCCCGTCAGGGACCGATCCCGCTGCGTTCGCTGCTGGACGTCGCCGGTCCCGTGGACGCGCAGACTGCCGCTCCGTCGAGTGAGGCACCGCTGGATCTCACCCCGTTCTCGGGGACGCCCGGCGTCCTGCCCGACAAGGCGCCCGGTGCGCCGCAGTTCGCCCGCGCCCCAACGGACCCTGACGAACCGCGCGACCCGTCGGCCGAGACACCCGTCCCGGGTTCCGGCGTGGTGGGCGCACCGCCCGCCGCGCCCGCACCCGCGGTCCCGGAGGATGATCCGGCCGTGGTGAAGGAACTGGCACTGTGGCGGGCCAACACCATGACCCGGATCGGACGCGGCAAGACGCCGCGCCCGTTCGAGCCCGTGGTGATGGACCCGGACCTTGTGGAAGCCGTCTGGAAGCAGTTGCGGCACGTCAATACCAAGGCTCAGGCCGACGCCGTGTTCAACCAGATCAGGAAGGCTATGGCGCCCGCGCCGTCGAAATGGGACCCCCTGGACCCAAAAGGTGATATGGCCGCGTTCGGTGATGTGGACGCCTCGCAGGCAAGCGACCTCGCTACGCAGGAGGACGCCGAACTGGGCCAGGCATCGTATGGCACCCCCGGTGACATGTCGGACGCCGACGCCGAGGACGCGGAACTGACGCAGACCGAACTCGGTCCGGCGTCAGGGGCGGTCCTGACCACGGCGGCCGCGGCCGGCACGGTCTCCACGGCCAAACCGGAGGAGGACTCGGGCGCCCGCATCAAGCCCCCGTCCATCCGCACCGAACTGGACGAAGCCGCGCCATCCCAGACGATGGACAAACGGCTGGTCGAGTACTGGGCACCCCGCGTCGAGAAGGCGCTGGGTGGTCTGATCGACGCGGACACGATCAAGGACATCGCGAACCGGGCCATTGACGGCGCACGTTCCGGGATCGGTTCCCTGTTCGAGCGGACGGCCACGGCACGGTCCATGGATACCAGCGACCTGAGCGAGACCATGGGTTCCCTGTGGTCCGACGCCTACGGTTCGGGGACCATCGCCGGGAACGTGGCAATCCACGGCCCGGGCGATGACTTCACCAACTGGGTTCCGGGGTCGGCTCCGGCTCCGGCGTCCACGGATCTCGGGTGGCGCGCGGTGCTGGCGGCGTCCGGGCAGTCCATCAAGGGCATGACCGACACGACGCTGGACGGTATCGGCTCCGCCATCGACAAGGGCGTGGCTGACGGGCTCAGCGTCGGCCAGCTGGTCGCTCACCTGAGCGACTACATTTCCGATCCCAAGCGGGCGGAGATGATCGCTCAGACCGAGTCGGCCCGCATGCTGTCCACCGCGTCCATGAACACGTACCGGGAGAACGGGCTGTTCCAGTGCGACATCGTCGTATCGGACGGCGCCTGCGACGAGTGCCTGACCTACGCCGATTCCAACCCGTACCCCACGTACGGGGACGTGCCGGTGCTGGTGCACCCGCGCTGCCGGTGCGCCATCGCGCCCACCGAGGACGCCAAGGTGACCATGCTCGCCGATGACCCCAACAAGGTCATCGTGGACGGGGAAACCATTGACGTGATCGGTGCTGACGATAAGCGCGGCAACGCGCGGCCCGTCAGCCGTGACGAGTACGCACTGGTTGCCGGGGAGGGCAAGTCGATCCTCGACGGCCTGCGCGACAACGCAACCCCGCCCACTGGCCTGACCGACAATCTGGATGCCATCAAGGCGTCCACGTTTGAGGAAGTCCAGAAGTCTTGGGGCGGCACGACGATTGACTCCCACACCGGGCAGGCTCTCGCGTCCGACGCAGACAAGTACGCCGTCACGGTCAAACCCGCAGGACTGGAATCAGTGTCGGTGGGTGAGAACCCGACGGCCGAGGAATGGAGCCAAGCGATGGACACAGCCATGGCCCGGTTCGGTGACACGCTGGCCAGCCAGTCCCACTACCTGGGCACGTTCCACGACGACGACCTGCAACGGATCGATATTGACCCGGTGGTCGTGGTGGACACCAAGCAACAGTCCGAGGCCATCGGCGCGTACACGCACAACATCGGCGGAGCGTACAACTTCGCTGACGGCAACGGCTACTGGCCCCCCTACGTGGACGAAACGGTGAAGAAGTCCGTGCGCGACAAGATCCACTTCAAAGGCATCGGCGAATGGTACGCGCAGAACCGGCGGCTCAACGCCGGGGACACCAACCACGGGCTGAGCCCGGCCCACACCCCGCTGGACCCGATCACGGGCAAGGCACTACCCAACCCACTGGCTGAGGCTGAGGCCGACTCCGAGTAGCGAAAGGCGGACGGCATGACCGTTTACACGTTCCAGAAGCCGGCGCTCCACGGCGACCCGTCCGGCATCACCCTGTGCAGCGACAAGCTGCTCCGCAGCCCGGCGCCGGTGTTCAACACCACCGGCGCCCCGCTGCCGGGTTCCAAGCTTGACCGGTGGGATAACGGGGACTGGCCGCAGTTCACGTCCACCATCACGCCCCTGTACTACCGCGCGGGCAACGGGACGGTGTCGACGCTGACCCCTGTGATCGGGTCCAGCGTCGTCGCC